GTGTTAATTGATCAACTTGTTTTAATAATACTTCACCTGTTTTTTCATCTTTTACATTAACCGTGGCAACACCATCCTTCATCTGTGCCATACTAGCAATGAGTTCTTTAGTTTCTTCATTACCCTCAGCAAAACTTGGTAATTTGATTTGTGACATTTTTTTGTCGAACTCAGAAGCTTTTATTGACATACCTGCTAACTCTTCAGCAGTCATACCCATAGCTTCGGCAACCTCTCTTAATCTTCGTTTTGACCCTGGCATAATTTCAAATTTACCTGTTTGTTCATTGAACTTGGTAAATTCTTTTGACATATTGACTATTTCTTTTTGTAAGGCTTCAGGATCGTTTTGAGCCATGTCCATCGCTCTTAATGGATCTAACAACCCACTTGATGTAACACCTAATCTTTGTAATGATGCTGATAACTCAATCGCTTTTTCAGGTGAGAATAAATCATCGGCAATTTTGAATACTTTACCCATATCAACACCAAGTCTAGATGCCTGTATAGACATTTTTGTTAGACCGTTAATACCACCTTCAAAATTATATACGTTTAATTTTCCTATGTTTGTGGCAACAGCTGAAGATACCGCACCGACTGAAACACCAGCAGCTCTTGCAGAATTTGCAACTTCTAACATTTTTTCACCGACATCATAAACCGATATACCGACTTCTCTGAATTTTCCAGTTAAAACACCAACATCTTGTCCAGTTGCTTTAGAAGCGGCGGATAGTTCAATTATAGCCTCACTTCCTAAACTTGCCGCGGATCCCAATGCCTCACCCATTTTACCTATGTTCTTGATTGCAGTTTCTTGGTCTATACCCATTCTTATAAGAGCAGGAGACACATCTGCGATAGATTGACGGAATTCCTCCATCCTACCCTTTCCAACACCAAATTGTGCAGAAAGTTCAGTAGCTTGTTGATCTAATAATTTAATAAAAGTATTTTCACCTAAACTTTGATCAACAAAAGAATCGGCAACTGCTTTCATTGTTTCTTGAGTAATATCTTTAATATCCTTTAGACCAATTTGCCAACTTTTTACATAATCTTTTTCAAAATTAAGTAGATCGGGTTTTTCGTCTCCATCATCATCACCAGATTCTTTCCTACCTTTTTTGTAGGCTTCCTTGACTAACTTATCAATTTCTTCTTTACTATATGTCTTTTCATCACTCATTCTAATTACCTATTTACTCATAAATATCATTTTATTTATTTTCAATTTCTTCAACATATTTGTTAATTAAATATTTTCTTATGTATGTAGGCATAGACATAAACTCAGAATATTGTGTTCTAAAAATTTTAGAGAAATAATAAAACTCATCTAATATGGTTATCTTATATTGCGAAGAAAGGCCGAAAAAACTCCACCCCAAAAGCAATGTTGACCATTACTCTTTCTCCTGACGGGGCTATTACTTCTTTTCTTAAATCTAATCTTGGTTCGTTATCAACTAGAAATCTTCTAATAAATTTAGAATCAGCAATTGGCATACTTTCAACAAATGTTGAAATTTTAATTCTGTCCGTATCACCATTTAAACTTACAATGTGCTTGTTCAACTTAGTTGTGATTGTCGGTGCAGTTCTGTCAGAAGGATACGATTTTAAAATTGCGTTAATTTCTAACGTATCATATATTGATAATAATTTTAAAGTTACTTTGTTTTTTGACATAGGTAATGTCACATTGAAAAGTCCGTTTTCATCAGGTTCTACCTCTGTCTTTTTGAAATTAAGTTCATCTAACTTAATTGTTGAAGTAAATTTTTGTTCGGTTACGGGATCTGTGACTGTCACTTTGTATTCAGGTCCAAAAGCTGTGTTTCTTAAGAACAACAAGATTGCTTCAACATCTCCATCTAAAAGTTCTTCAGGTCTGATTTCTCTTTCATATACTTTGTTCCTTAACAATGGTAGAATAATTGACTCAGTAACATTTCTTGTTCCATCGTAATCTGAAAGTATGTTTTCATCAACCGCAGTCAAATAACCCACTTTAACTGATTTCTTTTTTGATTTATAAAAAATCCCCTGTGTTGGTAGAGTTATAACGTCATGAGGTAAATTCAAATTACCGTGACCTACTGTATATTCATTTTGTTCCATATTATATATAATTTCAACTTAAATGATAAAAAAAAACCGTAAACTGTAAAGTCTACGGTTATATGTTTTAGTATTATTTAGATTAGTATACTAAGATACATCTATCCATTTGCATTTGACATGTGATACCTGCGATATTATCAGAGTTGTAAGCTAAAGAACCTCCATCATACCCTAAAAGAAATGCTCCTTCTAATATCCATTTTTCAACAACTACCCCTGTTGGATCCAACATTTCAAGGTCAACATTTTTTTTGTAACCTGCTGCATAACCCATACGTCCCGTTACCGACTCAGCACATAAACGAATCCACTCCATAATAGCTTGTGATGCTGAAGGTCCAATAGGGTCACGGAATTTAACTGAAATTGCATCCCATTTAAATCTACCAGCAACAAACGTTGAAGTATTTAAAAATTCGATCTCTTTTGAGTTGATCGTAAGTTTTGGTCTTGACGCACTTTCCACATACCACTCGTTAATTCCAAGTGATGAAGGGAATCTTAAGATCCATCGGTTCTCCCTTTTCGGTTCGTAAGGGATCGGCATTTTCATTAATAAATCAGCCATATCTTATTGTTTAAATTTTGTTTTATTTTTATTATAAATACTATGAAATAAAAATTTTTCTATTTACTTCAATTATTTTTCAAATTATATCTTAACTAGTCCCAGTTATTATTCAAATTTAGTTTTTTTACCTCCTCCTGTATGATAAATATTACTTATTTTATTTTTCATAAAAGCTTTTTCTTGTAGTTTCCTTGAAAGTTCTTGAACGTATCTCATAAACTCACTCATTGCTTTTACTTTAAGTTCTTCAGGATTCGCAGCAGAACCTTCACCGAAACTTACAGGATGATATTTGTTCATATCTAAATATACTCTTACCAATTCATCATCCGACAATTCTTCTTCATCTGCCAAATCTCTATATTTTTTAAGATTTTTAACAAGTTCTTTTTCACTTAATCCGTGTTTGTTTTTCTTAATTAGATTATAAATCGCATTTTTAAGAACCGAAGGGGTGTGTCCTCTTGCTGTGATGATTGCAAAAATAGACCCATTATTAACCGCCTCAACAAAGTCACTCCATGCAGGACCTGTTTCTGCTTTCATAGCATCACTAATGAAAGCCTTGTCACCTGGTACTTTAAAGTCTCTGAAGGCATCCTTATCAAAATCTACAATAGTGTGACCCTCATATTTGAACGGTTCTTTACCAATATCAGTTCTATACTCCGCAAAATCTTCCGTAGACATACCAACAGTTTTACCTTTATCATCTACAAGATAAATTTTTGTTGGCATATACATAAGGTTATCATCCCAGTCAAAAGCATAATACTTCATTGTGGGTTTCATCTGATCGTGAATGATTTCAGATAAAATTTCTTTAACAAATTTTTTGTAATTCATATTAATAAATATCTCTTAAATAAAAAAGGGGAACTTTCGTCCCCCTTTGTATGAATAATAAACCAACTTATATATTCTCAAACGATGCTCCTGTTGGAGTGATATAGAATGTAATGTCGATAAATTCAAGTGATCTTGTTGGTTTGATATAAATCTTACCTGTCATTTGGTTTCTATCTAAATCCTCAGGATCTGAAGAAACTGTAACTCGGAAGTCATATAAACCACGATCTCTTCTGATTGCATCTAAGATTGGGTTAACAGCATTTAAGAAGTCTTGTCTTACTTGTGAGTCGTTTTGTTCAAACAATAGTCTTACAGAAACTGCTGAAATCAATTTACGAGCTTGTAACAACAATCTTCTAACGTTGATTCTGTCAAGAGCCGATTCTCTTACTTGTAGAGTTTTGTTACCCCAAATTACGGTACCGACATCAGAGAAGGTTGCGATTGGGTTAAGTCTACCTACGTAAAGGATGTCTCTATCTTCTTGAGTTAACTTCTTACGAGCTTTAATACAGTTAACAATACCACGAGTGTAACCCGCCGCAGCGAACCAAGGGAACGCGATGTTATCTGTCAACGCTAAGTTTCTTGTTACTTCAGCTGTTGGTGGGATATAGATTTGAGTGTTATTTACACTATCTCTTGTCAATACCCACGGATAGTAAGTAGCCGTGTAGTTAGAGTCAATTCCTGTATTCTCTAAGTTGTCAACTGCTTCTGTTGGGTAGATAAATACATCAATCCCTGTTGTAGTTGCAACATACATATCAACGTCAGGAGTTGTACAAATGTATAATGAGTCCGCTCTGTTGAATTCAATCATATTAACCGCATCTTCTACAAGGTTACTGTTATTTACATAATCAATACCCGGTGTTACAAACACGTTAATGTTAACCGCCTCAGGGTTTGCAAATGTTTGTTGACCTAACAAGTATGCATAGTAGTCGGTATTTGCCCAATTCTGAGTTCCGTCACCTAAAGAAATTTCTTTAAACGCTCCCCAACCTGTTGCTTGTGGGTATCTTGTAGATGGACAAGCTCCGAATAGGAATCCTGTTCTACCGATTTGGAATCTATCTTCGTTAGTTCTCCATTCTCTGTAGATATCCCATCCGTCAAATCCACCTTGTACTAAGAATGTGAATTTACGTGCGAACAATCTATAGTAT